CCGCTCGCGGGTGCCGGCGGCAACCGTGCCGGTGGCATCATCGCGGACATCGTCGAGCGGATAGGCATCGCTGACGAACGCGCGCATGCCGGGCGACAGATGCACCTCGGCGGTTTCCATTGTCGCCGGTAGATTGGGGCCGCTCAGTGTTGCCAACATGCCATTGGGGTCAATGGCGCCGATCAGCGGATGGCCGCCCTGATAGGCAAAACTGTCGAGGGAACGCGCCGCCGGGAAAGGTGGTGTATCCAAATCAACGTCGTTGATCTCGCTGCCGGTGGTGTCGAGATCGAGGTTGGTGCTGCCCAGCAATGCCCAGATGAGTGCCGCGATAGAGGATTTTGCCCAGCGGTTGTTGCTCCAATCAAAGATAATTTGCTTGTCATACATCGGGCTTGCCGAAGAGGCATGATAAACCCACACAATGCGCGGCTTGTTAACGCCGGCGATGCACTGCACGACATTGCGCCGGTCAATATCGGAATTGGCCAAGAACCACTCGTTGACCTTGTCCTGGCCGATCGGCGTTACTTGCTGGCCAGACATGGAATAGAACCCATCCTCACTGACGAAATACAGCACATTGCCGATGGTATCGAAGCCATATTTCGAAATGCAGCCGCGGTCGTCCAGCACCCGCGAAAAATTAAAAATGAACGTCGTGTCACCGGGCAGAAATTGTAATGTCCGCACCGCGCGGTCCTGCAGCACATACCCGATCTCGCCGCCGGCCACGCCCTGCACCGGTCCACCGTCCGGCATCTGCTGGGTGTCGCAGAGATTGGTTCCGACGATCCATCCCGTGATGTCGTTAATGGCACTCCAGATAATGCTGCGCTTGGTGTAGCCGCCGCTGTCCGCTAACCCAGAGAGAAACAGAAAATCTCCGATCTGCTTGACGTTGGTGGCACGCGGCGGCGAACCGGCCAGGTCGGCAAAGTTGGTGCCAATGTCGATGTCGATTACTTGCGGGTTGTCGTTGACATTGACTGCGACCAGTTTCTGGCCGCTTTGCTCGAACATCCACAGATCGCCTTCCTGCACATGGTAGGCGCCGCCAACCGTGCGGCTGATATCCACCCAGCCGCTGGCCGCTGTATAAACGTAAAGTTTGGTTGGCGTACCGCCGTAGGTTTTCCATTCACCCGACAAGGTACGCGCGGAATAAAGCCCGCAGGCACCTAATAGCGGCGTGGCGCCGTACGGCAGCAGCGATGGAAACGGCAGATAGGAATTGACGCCGGCGAACACGTTCTCCACCTCTGAGGCGAATTTGGTATCGAGCAGCGCCACATCGGGCCGCCACTCGCCGAACTCCACCGGCAGCTTTTGTGCAGGCATTAGTTGGGCTCCTGCGCTTTTCTGATGGCGCGCTGCAGAGCGGCATATTTACGAAAGCCGTCGATGTCAGCGGCAACAATATGCTGTCCGATCTTACGCAGCATGAATGAGCCGTTCTGCTCGCCGAGCACGTAGCGCAGCAGCTGCGGGGTGTGATAGAGCACCACCACCTCTTCACCGAGCTCCATCACGCCAAGCTGCCGCTCCGAGATCGCCACGTCGGCAAGTTCGTGGCCGTCCTTGTCGAACACCATCGGCATTGCGGCCTCCTAAAAATATGTGGCCGTGCGCACGCTCGGGCTGGTGGCGCCGGTGGTCAGCGCATAGCGTTGCGTGATTTCCGCAAACACTTCATCGCGCCGCGCCTTGTAGAGCTGCGCCATTTCCGCATTGCGGCCCTGTCCGGCGGCCTCGACCATCAGCCCAAACAGATAGGCGTTGGGATATTCGCTCAACAGCCAATTGCTGTTGCTGTCGCCGCCGACCAGCGTGGGAATTTTCTGGTAATAGTGGAATTCATAGGCATCGGCGGTGTCATCCGCCGGCCGGGTCTTGAACGTGTTGCCTTCGATGGTGAACAGCGGCGGGCGGCGATTGTATTGCGTCGCCGGCAGATAGGCCGGGTGCACGTAATCGAGTTCGTCGATATAGGGTGTCGTTGTCGGCTTGACGGTGCGCCAAGTGAGATAGTCGGTCGGCAACGCCACGTCGCCGCTAATGGTCGTCAACAATGTGCTGGCTTCCATCGGCAGCACCCGCAGCCGCGAATTGGCGTCGGCCTCGAACATGCTGGTATAGTCGTCATAGTCGGCAAGAAACCGCTGATTGAACAAATAGCGCGACAGCTTCTGCTTTAGCTCGCCGTAATTACTGATCGCCATTGTGCCTCACCTTCGGCGGCCGGCCGCGCTTGCGCTTGAGCGGAATATCCTCGGGCGGCGTGTTGGTCCATGTCTCGGGCGTGATGCCGTACACCGTGCCCTGCGGACGTGGCACGCCCTCATCCAGGCGGAAGAACGGATTGGTGCGCGCCTTACCGATCATATACGTGTCGTCGGTTTCGACAGGCTCTCCGGGCGGAAAGACAACATCATTCCATTTGCACTCGGTATCTCCGAGCCATGTGATCCTGGCCATGATCAAGGCTTGACGTATTGTACGATAACGTAGGCGTCACCGGTCGCCGTTCCGGTGATATTGGCCCAAACGTCGGTATCGAGCGCCAGCGGTTGAACCAGCGCAGCCAACGGCACGGTGTTCAAGCTGCCCGCCGTCAGCGCAACGGTGGCAACTATTTCCGCGCCGGCTGCGGTTGTGCCAATGCTAAATGCCGGCGTGGTTCCGGTGATGGCTGTCTCCACATTGGTTGAAACGACGGTAATGATCACGCCTGCCGGCAATCTGCCGATCTTAACGCTATAGACGGAGACTAAGCCGGTCGGGTTGGCCCGACCGGCGCAGCATTGCACAACGCCTTGCCCGGCATCGCGAATAGGTAAGTTACCGTCAAACAATGAAGGCATGATGTGTTCCTCTCACGAAATCGGGCATCAGTAGTTTAGTCAGAAGCAGAGGCAAAGAAGCCGGTGGCGACGCCCCATTGCTTCAATGCCGTGCCGGCCTTGGGCACCTTGGCAAACATCTTCCCTACTCCATAAGCAGCTTCAATTCCCGAGCCCTGGATGAAACCGTAGTCATCTTCTTTTCTGAAGGTCGGCTTGGCCATCTGACCGTACGCGATCACTGCCGCCTGCTGGCCGCAGAGGAACACCGGCTCAACGCGCGCCGAGGCCGCGCCTGCGGTGAGCAGGTTGGTCCATGTTGAGGTGACGAACCCGCTGATTTCCGGCACGAGCCGCACGATCACGCCGTCGTAGAGCTGATCCCCGTCTTGAAAAAGCGGGTTATTGGGCGCTCCGTAAGTGCCCATATTCTCACGCGGGCGCGCATCCTTGTTCACTGTTTCGAGTGAGATTTTCAAGTCGCGGAACGTGTTGAGGCCGGCAAAGGCGACGTAATACTCATAGCCGTCCTTGGTACGATAGGGCCGGATGCGCGGGTTGGCACCCATCGCCACTCGCTTGAGCAGCGAGAGATTGGCGCCGGTGAGTTTATCCGCAGTGGTATCGACGTTGACCAGCGAGGCTGTATGGTCGGTTGCCACTGCCGACGCAACACGGTTAGCAGTCGAAGCACCGAACAACACGCGGTCGGCGTTGTCCGTCTGCCACTGGCCTTTTTGGGTCGCGGTCGAACTCTCATACAAGATGCCGTTGACGCGAACGCCCGACGCCGGCTGGGTTTCCGACGGCAGCGCCATGAGCGCCTTGATGATCTCGTCGCGGGTTAGCTCCATGATCCAATCGGTGAGCAGCGGCTTGGCCTCGCCGAAGATGTCGGCGCTGTCCTTCTGCTGCTCTGCCTTGGTGGTCACCACGGCGTTGCGTGCCCATTCCAGCCAGATGCGGTAGCCGTAATCTTCGATCGCCTCTTCCGCGTTGACCAGGGGGCCGGTGGATACCCCGGCGCCGACGAGCCGCCGGACGAGCGGAATGTTCATCTGCTCGCCGCCGGATTTCAACTCCATCCGCTTGCGGATGATGGCGTTGACGTCCTCGCTCATGTAGGGCGAGAACATATTTTGCCGCACCCACTCGCGATTGATGTCTTGGGTGAACTTGATCAATTTGTTGTTGGTCTGAATGGTACTGGTGGCCATGGCCACAACCTTTCCATGCTATGGCCGCCAGCATCCGGGCAACAAAAAACCCGCCTCGAGGGCGGGTGCTTCGTGTCGGACAGATACGGCCGGGGTTTAGCGGTTTACGTAACTCCAGAGGCTTTCGCTGCTGAGATCGCCCTGCTCGACGGAGCGGCCCGCGGTGGACGGCGCCGACGAGAGCGAGGGCGGCAGTTGAACATTGGGCGGATTGCCTTGAGCACCGTTCTGCTGCGCCCGCATGCGCGCCAGCATCTGCTGACGAGCATTGGGGTCATCGAGCCACTTTTCCTGCTGCTGTTTCAACCAGGCATCGGGGTCGGCACCGATCGCCGACATGGCCGAAACCTGCTTGTGCCATTTCACAAGCTCGCCGTATGGGTGTCCGCTCTGCATTATCGTGTTGAACACGAAATTACCCTGCGGCGTGTGCCGGAATTGCGCCATCGCCGCCAGCGCCGTATTCACCACTTGCGGGGTGAATTGCGTGTTGGCCATTTCGCGCGACAGCCCATCCTTGACCTGCATCATGTAGCGTTGACCCTCCTGGCGCAGTGGGTTCATCACCCGGGCGTCAAGATACTGGTCGGGGTTGTCAAAGATGGTTTCCGGTTGCTGCTGTTGCGGCTGCTGGGGGTTCATCCGCTGCTGCAGGTCCATCACCGCGCGCGTCAATTCTGCCGCGTGCGCCTCCAGACGCTGCCTTGCGTCGCGTTCCGCCAGCAATTCCCGCAACGGTACCCGATGATCCTCCGGTTGCTGCCGCTGCTCTGCCTGCTTGGGTGCGAATTTCCCGTCTGGGGCTCGCGGTTGCCCTTGCTGTGGTTGCTGCTGCAGGTCCGGCCGCGTTGACGGCGGCTGTCCATCCGTGGCTCCACCCGTGTCTGACGGGCTTTGCGCGGGTTGTGACGGCTGCTGTTGTGACGGCGCCGGGTCCGGCGTGGGATCGGCGTTGGCGTGGTCAAATAGCTGCTTATCGGTGATGGTGTTGGCTTCGCCGCCAACACTGCCACCGAGCGGTTGCTCGATGCTCATGGCTTCTCCTGTGCCGTTTCGTGGCATGTACGGAAACGCCCAGTATCGCCTGGACGGTGCGAGTGCGGGCCATTGGTGCGCGGCCCGTGCGCCTGACCGTGTCGTGGTCAGCTACGAAAGCAATTCCAATAGGAGCGCGATCTCGTCTTCTTCCTCGTCAGGATCGGCGCGCTTGGGTATCTTCGCCGGCTTTACGCCCGCGGTGTAGCCGTTGGCGGTCGATAGCTCGGTGATTTGCGACAGCATCGTGTGAGTTGCGTCTGGCGCGGCATTCGACAACGCCACCTTGAACGTGTGCGAGCCAAAGTTATGCACGCCGCGGCAAAGTTGTTCTACCATGTCTTGATACTTGCTGTAGGTCGCCATTTAATCCTCCGATACCGACATCGCCCCGATCACCTTGCCGGTGCGCGGATCGCGGTGAATGACCGCCTTGCGCGGCTTGCCCATCGCCTGCATTAGGCCCTGATGCGATGCGCCGATGTGTTGAGCCAGTTGCGCCAACGCCTCGTCGAACTTGCTCGCGCGATTGTTTTCGGCCTCGCGCTCGGGCGCCTTGAAATCGAATTCCTGCTGCATGGCCGCGGCGGCTTCCTGTTGCTTGGCCGCGGCTTCCTGCTGCTTGATCTGCGCCTGGGTCTGCGCCTTGAAAACCTCGATTTCCATCTGGTTTTGCGCTTTTTCGCGCTCCAGTTGGATCTGCGCCATGGTCTTTTCGCGCTCGGTCTGCTGGTCGAGTTGCGCCGCCTGTTGTTTCAGCGCCATTTCGGCGGTTGCCTTTTCCTTGTCCAGCGCCAGCTTGGCCTGTGAACTCTGCTGCTCCAACATCAGTTTGGCCTTGGCTTCCTCCGCTTTCGGATCGACCTGCGGCTGCTGCTGCTCCTGCTCGCTGGCGTCGCGGAATTGCTTCTTGATGTCGGACGGCAGCGGCGAAGTCTCGATCAGCGCACTCATGACCGCCTTCGACGCGGCCGGCGACAGCATCGGCGCTACCGACGGCAGCGCTTGCGCGATCGCATCGTACGTGTCCTGCATCAAGGTCACCGTGTCGGGCCCCTCGTCCAGAATGATGTCGACATCCAGCTCGCCGATCGCGTTCTGCTTCTGTGGCATGCCGTCGGGGCCGGGCACCGTGGCGTTGATCTGCACGAATTGCGGCTCGCCCTGCGTGTCGGTCACCCGGATCCAGCGCTCGTTCACCCAGTAACTCTGCGCGGCGTTGAACAGCGCGCGGTAAACCCGGATTTTCCACGATCGCAGGTTGGTCATGTAGGGGCCAAGTTCTGCAATGCCGGCCTGCTGCAACAGCGCAATGGCGCGGCCGGACGAGCCCTTGCCCACATCACCGCCGGCAATCGCAGCATTGGGGCCGAAGTTCTCGATCTCCTGCGCGGCGTCGCGCATGAATTCGAGCTGGCCCATGATCCCGGCCTGCTTGGCCTGGTCATCGAAGCGGATGTCATCGAGCCCGGTGTTCACCAGCACGATGCCATCGGCCTTGGCCGCCTCCTTGCGCAGCGCCTCCACGTTGGTGTCGGCCACCGCCGCCTTGGTGGCGATGATCCTTCGGTTGTTCAATTCGTGCAGGCCCTTGGAGCGGCGCTGGTTGACCTCATCCTGCGGGGATTGCAGGTTGCGCACGAAGCCGTAGCGGTCGCCATCGTGGTCGACCGAGGCCGAGAACATCAGGTATTTGCAGAATTGCTTTTCGTTCTCGTCGCTGAACGGGCTGTCGCCCTGCATCAATATCTTGGAGCCGGTGAACAGCGCCCACTTCCAGCCGCCCTTGGATTTGTACCAGATGTCGACCAGGCGCACTTGCTTGAAGTCGCCGTTGGCCTGAAACCACTTGTTGTCGCGGTCGGAGTTGCTGGTCAATTCCATCGAGCTGTCGCACGCCGCCTTGATGTCCTCCTCCATGCCGGGCAGGAGTTCGATCATCAGTTCCTCGTCGACGTATTTCCCCACGCCCATGTAGCGGGCGTCGCTGAAATCATGTTTGAAGCTGCGCGGGTCATAAAAAAACCCGTCGTTGTCGACGGGTCCGAAGAAGACATCATAGTCGGGTTGTTGTTGTTCTGGCGGTGGCATGCCCGGCATCATGCCCTGCCCCATCTGCTTCGGCGCCGGCATCGGCTTGAGGTCGATCTCGATCCCGGCGATGCCGTCGACCGCGCCGGCCTCGTTGACCAGCGGCGCCACTTCGTTCCATTTATTTCTGTCCATCAAATATCTGAGCACTGCGGTCGCCAGGTCGGCGCCGGCCTGGTGCTGCGGCGTGCGCGGGTAGGCTTTGGGATCCTGCTTGAGCCGTTCCACCAGCCCGACGATGCCATCGATCTTGCGGCCAATTTTATTATACGTCACCACCGGCTGCTTGCGGTCGTTGAACACCTTGATCTGCTCTGATGTCCACTGCGCGCCGTGACGATAGCGCCGCGCGATCTGCTGCTCCTGAATTTCCTCCGATTTGTTGTCGATGTAGGTCGTATAGGCGTTGACGCATTTTTCCAGCGACCAGAAGCCCTGCTTGTCCTCCTGCGTGTCGTCGCCGATCGGCGCATTGCGGCCGGACGCGGACCCGCCTTGCGGGTAGCCGCCGCCTCTGATCGACACGACGCTGCCTGGGGCCATTTGCGTTACCTTTAATAAACTCGCCAATCACCCGGCTGCGCGGTCGGCGTCACCGGCGCATAGCCGCTGATGTCGGACGGCTTCGGCGGTTCCTTCGTCTTCGCCCACGGCCGCGACATGCAGGCATAGCGCGCCGTATCGCCAGCGTGGTCTTCGCTGTCGCTGTAGATGTCCTCGAAATGATCCGGATCATGCTGCAGGAATGGGATCGTCCTGATGCTGTCCACACAGGTTGAGAAGAAAACCATCATGGCGTGGCCGTCATCGTTGCCGACCAGCCGCGCGCGCATCTGATCCCAACCACCCATTGCGCCCTTGCTGCCGTGCCGGCCGTGCGGGTTCACGCGCTTGTTGTCGGCGCGCTTGAACCAGACCTTGCCGCTTGAGCCTGATCCCATGGCCTCGGCGATCGACGGCCCGCCGTCCTCGGCAAAGGCTGACGGGTCAAGCACGCCATAAGAGATCTCATCATCTTTTTCGCGGGCGGCTATTTCCTTGCCCACCTCGGCCGCATGCATTTTCAGGCCGACATTGGGTTGCCCCGGCTTCATGCCGTACCATTCGCGGTAACACACCATGCACCCGCGCGGCAGAACGTGGCCGTTGACCTCCCAATCGTCCGACACCACCGCCCACCACTGCACGCAGAACGGCGAGGCCGAACCCCAATCCATTGCGCGAAAGCGCATCCAATCCGTGGGCACTTCGAACGGCCGGATGACATGCCGGGCGGTATTCCAGCAGTCGAAGAACGCGCCGAGCGTGACCGACCAATCACCCGCCAGCCATGCCGCCACCAGTTCCGCGCTGCCCGAGGCCCGCAGTCG